CATGGATCACGAAGATTTTCTTGTCATGCGTGGGATTGGTTATGATGTGGCTTATGCCTACGTCAATTTCAATGGTGACCTTGTGTCATTTTTGAGAAACAACCCAAGTGGGCATTTGCTCACTGTTATCATCAATTCAATTTGTGGTGGAGTTTATCTCCGCATTGGGTTTGAAGACGCCACCGGGATTCCATTGGAAGAATTTCGCATGTGGGTGCGAAGTGTCACTTATGGTGATGATGTCTTAGTGAGTGTGCAGGCCAAAATTGTGAAGCAATTTAACTTTGCCACCTATCAGCAGGCTCTTGCTGCTTACAACATCACTTTCACACCTGCCAATAAAACGGGTGAGGTTTATACCACTCGTCGATTGGAAGATGTTGATTTTCTCAAGCGGAGTTTTGTGTTTAACACAGAACTTAATCGTTTTACTGGTCCATTAGCAAGATCATCGATCTCAAAATCATTGATCACTTGTGTCCAATCTACGACCATCACACTTGAGAAGCAAACAGTTCAGATCTTCGCTAGCGCACATCGTGAGATGTGGCAACATGGTCGTGAAGCGTTTGACCAATTTTGTGAGGTGCGTAACCGCACTTTCACACGCAACAACCTGCACGAATATGTAGGTCGTAGTGATTTCCCGAACTACGAGCAGTTGCTTAAGTACTATAAAAACAGAAGTCAGGACAGTGCGTGGGGTGAAAGTACCACCTACATTTATTCGCACTATGAACTGCAGGGATTAGATGTTCGATCCCGTCTAGTTGACAAAACCAAAGACATAACCACTGATAGTTACTGCTCAGTTTCATTTTGTGAACCGAAACGAGAGAATGGATCAGTGCTGAAATCCTACATGAGTGTTCCTCGAAATCCGTTTTTACGGAAGAGAAAGTTGGATCTCAATTTCACAAAACCTTGCAGTCTAATGACTTACAACCTGCAAGTTCAAATACAAGTCACTCAAACAAATGATTATAATACGTCGCAGCTCGGGACGCAAGAAAAACCGAGCACAAACGAACATGTAAATGTTCAAGTGATGACCACCGATGTACTGGAAGAAAGTACACAACAAAATCAGTGGTCAGACAAACATCACATGTCACCTTATGATGAAACTATTGCAAATTTTCTTTCACGACCTGTGGAGCTGGCGCAAGCGTCATTCACCATTGGGAGTTCTTTTAATTTGCAATTGGATGCTTTTACTGTGTGGAAAACTATTTTGCCTATAGCAGCAAAATTGGCAAACTACGCTTTCATGCGAGGAACTTTTCATATTCGATTTCAATTTGATGCTTCCCCATTCATTTATGGTGCTTATTTGGCAAGTATCTCCCCAGGGGAAGATCTTACAGGACTTCCCCCCTCAAATGCTAATTACATTTCTTACTATAGCCAAAAACAATCCGCACTTATCGATTTGGCGATGGATAGTGACGTTGAATTGAGTTCCCCCATATTGATGCCAACGGAATGGCAATCATTGGGTAGTACTTCAAGCCCTTATTTTGTCACAGTTAGTGAACTGGTACCAGCTGCTTCGAGTAATGGTACATCCACTGGTGCAATTGGTGTTCGTGTTTTTGCATGGATGACAGATGTGGAACTACGTGGTGCTACTGTGTATACCGCTCAGAGTGAAGAAGTGGAGGTACATGCGAAACACAAATTTTCACACGCTAAACGTGATGTGGAACATGTGGGTTTGGTGTCACCTCATTTGGATGTAGGTACATTTTTACCCACCATGCCCAATATGTTGGACTACATGCGTTGTAATCCAATTGTAGACAGATTTAATTGGACCAATTCTAATCCCATCAATAGTGTCTTGGTTTCATACAATGTGAACCCAGAAATTACTTTTGCCACATTTGGTTCTGATACAACTTGTC